ATTCTTTTTAAATGGTTATTATTTATATTTTTATAGATTAACATTTTCTGCGACTGTAATTCTACTTATCTTTGTTCCTTCTTTTAACGTTCCCGCCCCAGAAAATGTTAATCTATAAAAATATAAATAATAACCATTTAAAAAGAATGGAACTTCACTGCCTGTAGTTGTAAGTGTTATCGTTTCTGTCTTGGCTAGCGTAGTAGTTCCGGTCTGTGTTCCATCTGTACGAGTAGCATCCTCGGTCCAATTATCACTAGTCCCAACCCAATAATATACATCTGTATCAACATTGGCCGCATCATTCGCGACTGAAATCTCAATTTTCATGGATGCTATCGGACGCGTGTAGCCCACATAATAGCTTTTAGCTTCAACAAGTGTGACTGGATTCCCGGCAAGAAGATCGTCAGTATAGTCAGTGATAAGCGAGTCGTCATATTCCGCATACAATTCAGAGTTGCCATTTACATTACTCTCTATAAACGCAACGATAGGGAGTTCATCGCCCCCATAGATATAATCTCCCGCGCCTGTGGTATATGCAGACTTAGTTCCCGTACTTATTCCAACGTGACCCCGAGGGAGACGTGCCAGTCTACTATACCCATCAGACGTACTGCCAAGGCTGAGAAGAAATTCATCAGTAGTAATGGCTTGGGACACAGCAGTTGCTGCCGCCCCTATATTCGCAGTAAACCCAGAGGGTGTTATACCACTACCAGCATCCTTGTCATACGAAACGTGTCCAGACGCGACCGTAGATGTCACAGTAAACTTCTTGGTCGTCTCGCTATATGCCACGGTAACAGCAACTAATACACCGCCTACCGCTTGAAATTTGTCCTCTAACTCAGCGGCAAAATCATGCGGCGCGTATTCACCAGCGGTTGGGGAGTACGGAGCTGTAGCCCCAGCATTTAACTCGGCAAATCCAAAATACAAATCCATGTCGTCCACAAGAATGGACTCGAAACTGTCAAAATTCCCCGCACTTGGGATAGCTGTGGTATTTTTTATCAAGTATCTATTGCCCTGGTCATCCTTAACCTGCGCCAATACATACGAATCAGTAGCGTAATTCCCCCTGAATTGGATAGCGTTCTCAATTGCTTGACCTGTCGGATCTGTCGTTATCTTAGTAAACCCGCTAATGCCCTCCAATCCAGCATCCCGATATCTTATATTCTCCAGCTCGCTATAGTTCTTATTACCAATATTAACAGGGTCAAGGCTCCCTGCCCACTCACCATCGAATGATGTTTCAAACTGCCCAAAGTAGGCGGAATCGTCGGATGTATAAACCCCCTCGGAAGATAATTTAGGCAAGACCGTTCGCGCACGGACAGCTTCATCGCGGGAGTATGCTACCTCGGACGAATTTAGAGGAATTGCGTCGAGTGTAGGTTTAGACCTGAAAAGATCACCAGACGGGCTAATTTCCCGGGATGCAAGAGGAATCCCACCCAACGTGGGCTTGGGTACAATCGCATTAGCCGGGGAGGCTACTTCGGGTGAGGGGATGTTTACCCCGCCGAACGTGGGTTTACCTACGACCTCGTCAGGCGACCGTAAAGCAACATTCTCAAGCGACTGCTTCTGAACCACCCCATCGCGAGGATATGCCACCTCAGGCGACTGCGGAGAGATTGCCCCTAAATCAGACTTTAACGTATATCCATCAGCAGGCACGCCCAGGTTGCCGCGAAGCAATGGAGCAAACGCGGAGTCGGCATCAACAACTGTGTCACCTTTTAAAGTAAGTTCGTCCGCGCCCCGGCTGATTGTATCTGATTCCAGCCTGGGATCGAGATCACTTTTTACTGTTATCCGTCTGCCATACGTGTTCTTTGCCATCTCTACTGTACCTGCACGAGACGATCTGGTATCCTTGTCATATCGATAGTGTCGGGTTCATAGATGCGATCAAAGATATCCCGTCGGTTCTCAGCACACTTGTCGATAAACCGCTTCATATAGTACGCGGCTAAACTATGCTTGCCAGCCTTGATATGCGCCATAGAAAGAGCGTAATCGATAACGAGATGATTGAGATCAGAAGGTAAGGTGGTGCCAGCTGCAGCATAATCATCTACAGCATAAAACCCGTGGACGTAAAGTTTGGCCGTAGCATTATAAGCAACTGCGGGTGCAGGCCAGATATAAATATTAGATGTTAGAGGACTTCCTGTATACCCATATGTATACCAGAACCTAGGAAGACCAGGCGTCATTAACATAGTATCACCCGTTCCAACCATAGTGGGTGTAATTCTCTGTAGTCCCCAGTCACCCACGGCCACTGACCCTGTCGGAACAAATTCGACGGAATCAATGTGAATGTAATCCTGCCCGGCAGCCACATAAGGTACATCGGTAGAGGTTGTTCCTGTAAGCGCGAAATCATCATTGCATAACGTCAAAATTGAAATCTTGCGCGCGGCCTCGTCAATCCATATAGTAAGCTCTGCGTCAGACCAAAACTGAGCAACAGGCTCACGCAGGATGGTACGCACGCGGGAAATAATAAGAGCCCTGGTAATAGCCATCGATTGTCACCATCCTTTATTAATCAATAAACTGTGTGTTATCCTGCAAACTCATCATCTCTTTCGAATCCGCTGGAAGCAGATATCTTTCTGCCTTATGGAAATTCATGAACAAATTGAAGATGCTCATATACTGCTCAGCCTGCGCAAATTTCTTCTCAGCCTCATAACACCGTGCCAAGATGTAAAATATGGCATACTCCTGTATATAATCCGGTAACAGAGGGATGTCGTCGGCATCAATAGCGTTGGGCGTCGCACGATACAAGACATCACAAAGATGGCCATTTTGACCCGCAGCCGGAATCGGCCACACGTTTATAGCGCCTTCAAGCTCAGTCCAGTAAATTGGAACACCAGCCGTAGTATCGTCGAGAAGATGGGAGAATTGCCTGTGACTGATTTTTACAAGCGCTTTGGTCGCCGCAGTTGTCAAGGTTGTGGCGGTCCCATAATAAATTACGCCATCAATTTTGAGATATCCCGATGGAGCCGCATATGATCTCGTTGCGGTACCAAGCTCAATTGTAGCCTTGGCAAGCTTAACCATCGATTTCTCGCATATCTCATTGACGGCGTCCCATGTAAACCTGTCGATTTCAGCAGCCGAAAACATAAGCGCAACCGGCTCGTTAATCAGCGAACGTATCCTGGTTTCAATGGCATCATCAGTGAACGCTGGAAACGCCATAGGATATTACCTCCATTCTAATTAGGATTCAATCAATCCGTTAAACTCCATTAGTTTATTTATAAAATATCTCTTATTCTTCTTGCTTTTAGCCGTCTTGCTCACCTCAATACCAGCATCCTCAACCAACTTGATAAGCGCCGGTTTTTTAAGTGGCATATAAGCGGTGACGAAATCAGCGATCTCCTTTTCTTCCGCATTAAACTCGGATAACTTCTGGCCAAGAGGTTTATCGATATCAATTCCCTTGCTTGCCAAGATCACGTCAACCATATCATCTTCATCCAGCTCGGGTACTACCACCTTCGACGCCTCAATCGGCTTGGCCTTCGACTCTTGATGTTTGTGTATTTCGTTATAAATACTCAACTTCTGCTGCTCTGTCTGGTATTGCATGGGGTCAACAGGGTTGCCATCTCTATCACATTCGATTATAAACTCGTGTTTGATAGCGCACTCACCGTAATGTTTGACACTCCCACCTTTGATGTTTCGCAGCCATCTCTGTCGTTCCTGTGCCATCTTATCCTCCACGTGATATTATTTCTGGCAAGGAGGGGAGAAGGGCAAAAGATCCGCCCCTCCCGCCAGGAAAAAGTTATTTTTCCGACTTAGGTAGCCGGGATCGGTCCCAGGTAAACACCCCAGATATACACATCGAACACCGCAGTGTCAGCAGCGGCGGTCGTCAGTACAATATCAACAGTATCAGCGGCAATATAAAGCCTGCCGTAATGCTGTGTAGGAGTATCCTGCCCCACATACTTGCCACCATATGTGGTAGGAGGACCCTGCATTACTGCGGAGTTGAGATTCAGAGCGGTAAGAAACCCGTCTGGATCATCTCCATCACCAATGGTTGCCGCCAGTGTTGCGCCTTCAGCGGTAATGACGTTAACCAACACTCCGCTAATAAGCATTCCAGCCGTGACGTTGAAAATCTCGAGGACGTCGGCAGCGCCGAATGCACCAGTTGTGGTTAGAGCATCACCAGCAGTTGCGAGTTCGATCCGTCTGCGCAAACTGAAATGCGAGTTAGTTCCAGATGCAGGAACAGTCTGGCCCCAGTAGTCCGCGTTTCCAGTACGATCGACATAATCATAAGTTGTAGCCAAGGTTTACACCTCTTCCTATCTATTAAGGTTTAGATTGTGTCCTTAGCCCGCGCGTGCGTAAAGAACCGCAAGAGCTTCGTCGCGAACAACCTTGTACCCAAAGACATTGAGTCCATCAATGTAATGGCCGAATGTGTTCTGTGCCTCAATTGCTCTGGTATAGACATACTGGGAGGCAAATGTAAGCGCACTCTTATGTCCGGCCAGGCAATACCAGGTGGTTCCCGTATCAGATGCAGTTTTCAGCTGACGGGACTCATAAATGGTGAAACCAGCAATGGAGCGATTAAGCTTCCCGTTGATCTGGACAGTCTGGCTGTCACCTGTGAAACTGGCGTCCTTGAGGTCAGAATTCAAGAGCAGATTGGTAAACACGGCAGGAAGAACAATCCATCTGTTTTCCTGAGGCACATCTTGCTCGTCCAGTGTGGACTTGCAATATGTGATGTATTCAACAATATTATCCTTGGTAAGATCGACAGGATCTGCGCTTTCGCCTAGATCGTATGCTTCAGAGTCAGCACCAGCAGTTACCCCACCGTTGGAGGCGTGGTTATCTGCATAAATACCCTGTAGCACGGTATAGTCGATCTTTTCCCTCATGCGCCGACCAGCGGATTCCGCGAAACTATCAATAAGATTGATCTGAGATTGCTTCTGATCAACACTATCAACGAGAACACGGAAGTATTTCGCCTGATTGATCTCCAGGGAAATTTTCTCAGGCTCAAGATTCTCAGAAATGAGCTCCTGGCCCTTAACGTAATCACGAACCGTGACAGTAGGTTCCACACTAATATTGACGGTATCACCATAGTCCTTGATCATACCCTCATACTCTGTGGAAGCGATTTCCGTCAATACGGTGGATTTCTCAAACTGCCACTGAAGTTTGGGTGTCCACAGCTCAGGAATAAAATAACCATGATAGTCCGGCATTCCTGCTGCGCGTCCGAGAGGTGTCGCCATATTAATTCAACATCCTTTCAGTGTTTCCTTTGGTTGCGACACCACAATCCGGTTTATCCCCGCTCCGCCGTAAGTTGCGCCGAAAAGGCTTTGGTAACCTTATCATAAATCGCGTAAGTTTCCGGGGTTTTGGGTCCAAGAGCATAATCCTTTGCCGCCTTTGCTACGTCATCACGAGTAAGAACGGTAGCTACGGGCGTAAGACTTGTTTCAACCGGTTCACTATTTGTTCTTGTGGTGTCAGGTGAAATGTTAATTTCTGCTGTGAGATTTGGTCCTGCTGGCGTTGACTCTGCGACCACGATGTCCGAGGTTTGTACGGCAGCAGCGGCTCTCCCCTGGGTAATTTCTAATATATACCCATTGAAAAGTCTCGCCACACCCTCTGCGTTCCCAGTATTATACAAGTTGCTTAATACATCATACCGGGAAGCACCCGAGTATCCATCTGATCCGGCAAGCCATTCTGTAAACTCATCCGTCCCATCACACTCCCTCCATGTGGGACAGTTTTTATCTATCGTAGCATAAAATAAATTCTCTGCTTGGGTTTGCGTTTGTTTCTCTATGTTGTCTACCCTGTCAACTACTGGCAGAATAGAAGCCAACTTACTATCCAATACCTTCTCGATTGTTTTGTTCGTCACGTGTTGGGTAACCTTAATCACAGCCGCGAATAAATCTCCGCCCCAATTATTAATCTCATCCGCTGATAGGATATCCCGCGCGTCAAAGACTGGATGTTGTAAAATCTCTGCTGCAGCGGCCTGCCCATCCTGTCGGGCGGCATCTATAATTCCTCCAGCCTCCTTAAGCTTCTCATTTTCCTCACGCAGCATTTTATTATCCGCGTCTGTCTTGTCAATGCGCGTAATAGCCTTGGCTATCTCTGCGTTATGTTTCTTTTGCAGCGCTTCATGTCTCCGCGCCAGGGCGTCCAGCTCAACCTTAAGGGGTTCGGGAGATTCTAGTGACGCAACAGGGACTTCTAACGGATCATCAGTTGGCGCGGGTGCGGTAGGTACTTCCACTGCCGTCGTTCCCACTACCTCTTCTGCTGCAACTTCCGCCACTGCCTGCTCTACCAATTCTCTTTCCCTTTCAGGATAAACCTTGCCATGCAGCTCATCTGCCTGCTCTGCTGCCACTTCTGCTTTTCTCTTTGCCATCTTATTTACACTGGTTTATCCAACTTATAAGAAGTCAGAAAGGATACCTTCCGTTATCCTATGTGTATTTCCTGCTTCACAGACAGCAGTTTCGTTGACGACGCCGCTGTCAACCAGAGCTTCCATCTCCACAGGCTTAATATCCGGCAAACCCTGCCGTAATATGTTTTGCGAAGCATTCAAATCTCGATCAATAGGGCCGTAACCACAGTCACATTTGAAAATTCTTTGATTCAACGGCATATCGTGCTTCTGACCGCACTGCATACAAAGTTTGCTACTTGGAAAGTACCGATTTACAAGATGAACCTTGTCTGCTTTATACTCCAACTGTCTACGTATTTCATAGAAAGCTGCGTCTGATATAACCTTGGACAATCTTCTGTTCTTCACCATCCCGAAGACGTTAAGGTCTTCTAAACACACATCCGTGTATTTGTTTGCAATGGCTGAGGTCATCTTGTGAATATAGTCTTTCCTAACACAGCCAATCTTGTAATGCAGTTTGGAAAGGACCATCTTTGCCTTATCCCGGTTATTGCTTCCCTTGACTTTCCTTGCTAAAGACTTGTTTGCCCTACGTAGCTTCTTCTCATACTTTTTTGTAGTTCTAATGTTCTCAAATACAGTGCCATCTGACAGGGTAGCAAGCTTGCTGACACCCAAGTCTATACCGACTACTGAACGCACTTGGTTCTCGTTACGCTCTTTGTCGGGTATCTGGACTGAGATAGATACAAACCACTTGTCTGCGGTACAAGAAACAACAGCGGATAGCACTTTTCCTTGAAGCCTTAATGTTTCAGCCATGCGTACCCAGCCAAGTTTAGGTACGCGAATACTCTTCCCGTTTAACTTGAATTTGTCGTTACTGATATAGAAGGAATCTCTAATTCCCCGTTTCTTGAATTTTGGATATCCCGGCTTCTTTCCAGCTTTTACTCTACTAAAAAATCCATTAAAGGCTACATTTAAGTTCGTGAACGACCGCTCCGCCGCTGTTTTGGTCACCTCTACCACAAAGGGAAACTCTTTTCTCTTGATAGAATTAAACCTCCTCTTCAGCCGGTAAGATGAAGGTTTTCCCCCGGCCTCATACTGTTTCTTCCACTCTTCAAGTGCCCAGTTATATGTAAACCTGGCAACCCCACAAGCTTTCCTGAAGTATGTTTTCTGTATGTTATTTGGGTAGAGTCTCACCCTGTGACTTCTATTCATAATTCCTTTTCTTGGCCTTGCCACCACGCCTGCCATAAAACCGTACATGTTGAGAAAACTTAACCTTTGATCACTACATCCAATGCATCCACTTCTTCCATCGTGAGGCCGTCAGGAATATCCTCCGGAGAGACAAGTAAGAGCTTTAAAATTATCTCTTCATCCGCAAATTTTTCTAACTCCTCATCTTTCCTGCTCTGTTCGGCAATAGCGTCAGTGTATCCAGTCTTGATCTCGACCAGTTCAACCTCGAACTTGGCCATATCGATTATGGCATACTTACCACCAGCCACCACTGCTTTACCGTCTTCGCCCTTGGCACTATGCACCTCGCACAATGCCTGGCGCTTCTGCTCAAACTCTATGTATTCAGGGCTTTGTTTAAATGCCTCGCGTACACTTTCTACCTCGGGGGTGATCGTCCGTTTATTCTTGGCCATCCGGTAAGTAAATACCGAGCTGGCTGGCCGCCCTGCAATAAGGTCGAGCACCATGTTCAATGTTAACACATCTCTTCGCTTGACTTTCATCTCTTCCCTTTCTATTGTAACTTGTTATTTTAGGGTGAGATAGGGTATCCACCCCACCCTAATTATATGGTTATGCGCTTACAAGGTTGATGTAATAGGTTGTACCATCAATTCTGATCTTAAGACCATCGGTCGGCGTACCGGTATGCTCGTCAGTCTTGAGCATCTCAGTACCAGTACCACTGTCAATATTTCGAAAATCAAATGCGAACTGACAAGTCTTGCGCGCCGTGGTATCACCAAGCACCTGGAACAAATGAATCGCATGCCGATTAGCACCGCTGATATCAGTAGTCGAGCTATTGTCACCCTCGAAATAAATCTCGGATATACCAGCATAAAGCGCGCCGCCACTAATGGTCGCATCATTTAACACGTGGAGAGTAGCCCTGACAGCGGCACCCTGGCCAGTAATCTTGCCAGCGCCAGTACCACTATCGGTTCCCATGCCAAGCGAGATATGCGCACCATGCGCCGTGCCTGCTGTCGTTGTAATATCTGTGAGACAACGTATGCCTTCTCCACCACCGCCACCTGTCAAGCGGAACTGCATGTACATTCCACGATTATCACCCGAGCTTGCGCCATTATCAAGATAGAGGTCAAGAAATCGACCACTGGCAATATCAGCGACAAGCGGTGCAGCGGATGTACCAGCCTTCAGGAGCAGACCAGCTACATGATTCGTGGTGTCCGTAGTAATCCCGGTAAAATCGAGTCTGGATTTGAATAGAATGTCTCCATCGTTGTCAAGGTTATCAATCGAGTTCACCTTGAACACGTTGACACTAAAATTTTCTCTCCGCGCCATCTTATTTATCTCCTAGGGTTTGATTAATCTGTTGCGTTCTCTCATACTTCTCTTTCGCGTTGTCAATCATGGCAAGAAATCTTATAATAAATCTGGCCTCACCTTGTAACCATCTCGTATCAACGGACTCTCTCGTTTTAATGCTCTCTTCAAGCGTCTTTTTTAACTGAAGTCTAAGCCATTCAACAAGTAGGTCGAAGTTACCCACGCCCGTCGGCGAGCTTGATAAATTAAGGATAGCCTTGAGAATCCTCGCGTCTTCCATCTTTACTCTTCCCCTCCCTGCGGCTGCTGGACGAATAACGAGGAATCCACTCCGCCCGCTCTCGATCCATCAGCTTGTAACGTTGCGGGATTCTTTCCCGGCGTTGGATTTGTCTGGGCCGCTAGCGCCGCAGCCTCTGCCTGTTGCTGTTGCATCCGTTGCTGTTGCTGCATGGCTATCTTCTCGTCGCTCGGGACGATGTCATCAGGCACAATGTTCAAGGACTTGATTGACTTGCGCAACAGCTTGGCTATGCCTTCCATTCCCACAATAGAGAGGTAAACCTCGTTGTTGGATAACATGTTCATGAACTCTATCATCCTGAGGGTCGTCTGCTCACTCTCCATGATGGATGACATCCCTCTAGCCACGACTTCGAGATCTCCTTTAATACTTTCATCAGGGTCGAAAAGCATGTTAAAGATATAGATCTCACGGACCGACGGGGCGATGATGTTTGAGTCGATTCCGGAAAGTACGAACTTGACCCCCCGCGACGCGTTCGCCATTAGCATCGCCATTCCACTTGCGGTATTGTGAGTTGGGATGAAATTCTCACAAACAAATAAGCTATTGTCAGAGTCTACTGTTATGCACGTAGCGTTATGTTTCCCGATGTATTCAATCCCAACAATGTGTGTATACCTTTTTGGCTTAACTGTTACGCGTAATTCTTTCCGCTTAAGATGGAAAACCTTCTCTTTGGGTAGGATAAAACTCATCATGTATGATTCTCTTACAAAGCATTTTCTACCCATTATTTCGCACTCGCCGCGCGCCTTTCTAGTATAAATACTCTTGATAGTTCCGCCAAGAGATTTAACCAATTGCTTCACGCCAAGTATCAATTGGTACGAAGAACTACTAAATATTGTTTGACCTTTTTTTGTACAATACCCGTCGGTGTCCATCAGCCCACGAAGCAATTCAAGGCGGACTTCTCTCGTGTTAAACAGATAGTCTTCTGGGATAAACTTACATAGACCACGGCAATTCAAGCCATATGAATGATAATCAGCCCTGATACCTTTCACTGCCCTTTGATAGGCTTTACTGTTTTTCACCAGCCTAATCTTTCCAAGCGGGTATGGAATTCTATCAAAGACTCCATCATCCATACCTGTTAGTACACACTCCGCATCCCCGTCTCCTAATAGTGCTCCCATCGTATATGGGTCAATCTTCACCTCACGTGGCGCGAACTCTACACATCCTGTCATAGGCACTTGCCATTTCGATCGCCATCCAGCATGGCAATTCTTATCTTTATAGAACAACCCCTTATCCAGAATTTCTTCAGTTGTTAAAGTCCTGAACGTCTCGTCATACAGCCTTTTTACTGACCATCTATGGTCCATGTCACAGTCAACGTGCTCGCCATTGTTGAATTTCACCCTAAATATATCCGACTCACCTTGTGGGAAGACGCCAACCACACTGGATGTTGACCCGTATGTATTACAAACCTTGTCGCCGACTTTCATGGACCCTATCTCAACCATGCCATCAGGCGTGACGACCTTTTCGTAATCTGCCAGTGCTCTACCGGCTCCGCCGATGTCACTCGCTCCATAAGAATGTCGGGGTATCCCGGTCGTCTTTTCTGCCTCGTCATCGAAATATTTATAGATCGCAAGTAGCTCGGCTGCATTAGATTCGGGTGTGAAGAACTCAATCGGCTTCCCGCCTCCGGGCATACTATCACTCGTGTCAACGTACCAGATCTTGAACGGGTGCATTTCGTTTAGCCGCTCGTTCGATGCCAGCTTAGCCACATCAATCACAGCCTGGGGCCCTGACGACATCCCCATGTTCCGCACGAGCGAGCGCGCACACGCGTTACATATATCCTGATCTATTTCCATGAGTTCGGGAATTCCTCTTCCCCAAAAAGATCCGGGAATTTCCTCGTAAGATGCCTTATAATACGGCTTCTCGCCTGTCGGTGACGGGTTGATTACCGCCTTAATAACATAACTCCCTACTAACCAGGCATTTACTTGATACTCCAAATTTTTATCCGGAACCTTTAATCCCCATTCAGCCAACATCTTGCCATTGACCTCACCCCAAAATTCTAGTGCGTCTATATACCCGTCAGGGGATTTTGCCCGATCAGTATCCCCAGCGCTCTCCATCTCGTCTCGTCTGCGCTGATCCTCAGCCCATGCCCAACTGCGCAGCCCTCCTCGCGAATACTGGTCGAGGATTAAACGAATAGAACTCTCACTATATCCTGTCACGCCGATCATCTGTTCGAGATTTTTTCTCGTCAACTTATGATATTCTATAATATATCCATTTTCTATACTGGTCGCCTCAGGCGAGGGATAGATATCAAACGGACTAACCCTCTCATATTCCACTGTCAATTGTTTGCCTTGGGAGGGCTTAAAAACCCCATCCATTCCTTCTTCCCAATATAATTTGCTCTTTCTACGGACAACCGGACCCTTTAAAAATCCAGCTTTGTAAGTAACGATATCGCTCAAGACTTGGGCGATTGCTCCCCGCCATTTCGCTTCTGTCAACTGGTCACGTATTTTCCTCTCCATCCGTGCAGCCGTCTCATATGCAGCCCCCTCCTTCGCCATCCGAACCTCAGACCTGACAAAGTCCATAAGTTCTTTTTCATCTTTTATAAGACTGGCCGCGCCTTGTTCCATCACACGTTGCGCAGCGCCCTGTGCAATAACTTGATCTTCAGCTGGGCTGAGATCAGGAAGTGACGTGGGCCTTATCGTCCAAATTTGCTCGGATGAGCTTAATATCTCCCGTATCCACGCCTCGGCTGCACGACATTTTACGGCTGTAAGATTCATAAATACAGCGGGTTGCCCCTTAATTTCCTTAAGTTTCGCAGCCGAGTATCTGCCCTTGCGTTGTAAAAATGATGCGTACAGCTCGTCCTGTATAGTTTCTTTCGCGCTCCTCGCGGCTTCCCAGCAAGAGCTAATATATCCGGCTATGGCGAGGACGGACATGCTCCCCTGCTCCTCCTGAGCGTCAGCGTTAATCATGCGCGCAAGCTCGCGCTCAGCCTTTTCTTCCTCAGTCCGCTCGTCTTCAACCTGTTTATCTTTCAAGCTCTTAATTTCATCAGCCATGTTTTTGACTAGCTCCTATGCCTTATACATACGCGTAAGTGCCACTATGTGTATCTATACTGGACATAATATTCCCAACCTTTTTCCTGGACACAATTATCCTATACGCAATCGCCATCATACGAAGGGCGTCAGCGCCATGATTCTGCGCTCCAGGCCGTGGCTTGTCTTTATATTGTCCTCTACGATCATCCCATTCTTTACTATAGGCTTCCAGATGTCTCAACCCAATGTCGCAATGCGATTCATCAAAATAACAAATAGAAAGAATTTTACGGGCCGCCTCTATCCCATCGCTAAATGGCACACGCGGCAAAACCTTAAAGTTCAACCCCATATCGCGGGCGGCTTCCTTTCGTGTAATCCCCTTGCCCTGTAGTTCGCGTACATTTAAATCATGGGGCCCGAAATGTGTTCCATAGCGATAATTTTTATCGCGCAACACGTCGGCGTAGTGTACCAGGCCCTCACCGGAGTTTTCATAATAATCGATTATATGTATCTCGCGACCCACAACCTGCCAGAACCATATGGCCGTGTAGTCATGCATACCCAAATCCCAAGAGGTGTTTACCAGCGTGCCTTCCTCTAGGGGAACCGGACCAATCCTACCGTCCTCACGGATCTTAATAAACTGATCGGAGAAATATGCCCCCTCTATAATATGCTTAAACGCCTCATCTGATGTCGATGGGTGTTGGACCAGCATCTTGTAGCCGAGGAGGGCTTCATTCTGCGTATACCATGCGCGCTGAAATTTGTTTAATTTTACACCGATCTTCTTTTCGAGGTCGTCAAAATACTTTTGAAGTCGTTCTGGAATGATTACAAACTCGGAATTTTCGACTATCACATTCTTCCCATCCAGATACCACGGGAAAAAATTAAACTTGAAATCATAATTTGTCAGCTTTGTCCCGGCAATTTTCTTGTCTTCTGCCGCTTTGCAAATATCATAAAACAACCCCGATGCCCCGCCGTCTGCGGTTGACTCGATAAAAATAACATTCTTCCCATGGACAGTGGGTAGCGTACCTTCTAAAATCTCATTTGCCTTGCCGGGGTTTTCCAGGCACATCAGGCCAAGCTCGCTTACATGAAGAAAATGCGCCGTGTGTGACCGGGTCGATGTGCTTACGCTGATGGATGAGCCGTTAGAAAACTTCATCTGTCCTGCTCTGTCAGTGTTTGCTACTACGGCAGTCCGGATAAATTCAGGTAGCTCTTCATACGCGAATCTGACCTTGTTGTCAAAGATCTCCTCAGCGTCCTTCTTGGTATGTGCGATGATAGCAGCATTTTTATTCTTGCCGAACAAGCAGGCGTCTAAAAACAAGATGCAGATAAATGTAGTTACCCCGTGCTGGCGTGACTTTAATACTACATTCCTGTACCAGCGGTTATCATAAAGGTCCTTCTGCACGGCATTGGGTTTGAACCGTATACGTTTGCTATCAGCGTCAACAATGAAATAGAGATTGTTTAGCCTCCACCATTTATCTTTCAGCCGTTCGGATAACTTCCCAGCAACCGTGGGGGTGCGCCGCCCTTTTCTACTCGACAAAATCGTCTCCCTCTTCTGCGATTATCCCCTCTAAAATCTCCCCTATTCCCACGTTACCATCTATATTTACAGATGTTTCGTTCCGCCACCCAAGCAAGTTCTTAGCCGCGAATGTTGATGCCTGCGAAGCATATAGTCCCTGGAGCATATTGGTAGATAAAATAAACTCCATCTTTTCCTGGCAAAGTTTATATGCATGGTTAAACCGTGGGGAACTGGTTTTTAATATCTCAATATCGTCAGACGATAGGCCAACGGCAAAGCCAAACTCACTAAAAGTTGGGAGATCGTTCGGAATGGTTTCCACCTTATACGAGGTCGTCCCATTTTTATCTATAAGCGCCGTCTCTTTCTCGTAGTATGGCTCGCGATCGAAGAAATCAATCATTACCGCTATATAATCGCTTATCCTATCCTCGAGAAATTTGCTCTCTTGATTTATCGCAAATTGTATATTGTCAAAGTTTGTACGTTGCGCTCTGTCTTCACCGGGACATAAAAGCGCGGAAGGAATGACAGCCATGCGGGGGTCTTCCTCGACCTCCCAATTGGCC